CTGTGCTGCCAATTCCAAGTCTTGTGTTTGTGTTGGCAGTTGATGAACGATATTCAATGTCGCCAAGAGTTGTAGATGGATTTAGGTTTTTTGTAGTTGTATCAACAGAAGTGCCAAGTGATCGGATCGCAGATGCGCCATCCTTGACTAAAGCTGTATCGTCTGGAGTAGTCCAGCCGTAATTGGTAGTAGTTGCCATTTTTCTCCTATAATCAGGCTACGATTGTAGCGTATTCCCATGTCAAAGTATTGCTTAAAGTATTCCAAGCCTCGCCGATTGGCACAGAATTCCATCTCATAGCCACTTGGCTAAATGAGGTTGGTGAAACATTCAAGGTTAAAAAAAGTTCATTAAATCTCGTGCTCCAACGCCATCCTTCAACATATCCTTCAAAAGCACCATTTTCAATTTGAAGTGGCAAGTTTGAAATACTGACAGGCATTCCCATAAATACGGACAAAAGATCATCTCTGTCAGCATCATCTATTTCGTCATTTGTAATTGGAAAAGTAATACTGTCGAATCTGGGTCTTGGATAAGCCCTTTGAGCAATGTATCTATCGGCAACCTCCTGAGCATTAGTAGGATCATGAATTAAAGAGTTGATCGTTTCAGCTTTGTATCCATAAGTTTCAATAGATGTGGAATCACTAGCCACTTCTTGAGATCCAAAGTTATTGCCATAATTAATATAAATATCATTGCGAATATCAGCTGATCGAGTAGTTGTAGCAAGTCCAGCCCCTAAAGCCTGATTAGCGTCAAGATCAACATAACCATTAGCAAGCAAATATGTTTGCCGGTGGTCAGCATCAGCATAACCAATATCGCCATTATTTTCCTCAAACATATATCCAAAGGCTGAATTTGCAATTGCTGAAACTATGTTGTAAATAGTATCTGGAGATGCTGCACGATTTTCCATTTCATAAAGACCAGGTTGATCTATTTCTCCAAGACCTAAATCAAGTGCATTAGCCCAAGTTTCAGTTGCACTATAAGTTGCCCATGTTGATGCTGCTGGCACATCATTCCAAGAGCCAAGCAATACGCTTGAAAGCAAAGTATAAATCTGATCGCCGTCAAAATCTTTAGCAATTGTTCCGCTGTAAATTTCTTTGGCTAATTTGACCAAAGATCCCATTGCCAGCAAGGTATAAGAAACGACTGTGGCAACATTACCAGCACGCTCGACCTCAATAGTTATATCTGTAATATCTCCGCCAAACAAACTGACATAAGATCCTGTGCTGTCTTTGACTTGCAAACTTAAACTGTCATTAATATCAAATGGCAATATTTGCCCAGATAAAGCAACAATTTGCACCTGTAAATAAGATGGGTTTGGCTGAGTGTAAATATCATCTCGACCAGATTGATGGGCAATATCGCTGATTGCAATGTCGGTGTAATCAACACCAGCAACAGTCAGTTTCCAGTCAGGTGTCCAGACTGTCATCAGTTGCCTTTAATGCCTGAATTATACAGCTGTGGAACTGATCTTGATGCACTTTGATTTAACACTTTTGCAACGGCTCTTGCAGCACCTTCACTATCAATTGATTGAACTGTAATGTTAATTGTGTTTCCACCTGCTTGACCAAATGGAGTTCCAGTTGCGCTTTGTGGCACTCCTGAAATTTGAGCCGATGGTGCAATGTTGCTAAGAGTTCCAATATCTGCTCCGGGTTTAATCAAATTAATGACCCTAATGCTTTCATTAGCAAGGCTTATAATTAAACCAATTGCTTCTCTAAGGAATGTAATAAATCCTTGAATGATGCCAGCCACGGCAGAGATGCCTTTTCCTAAACTTTCAGCACTTCTTTGGCTTTCTTGTAATCCTGCACTCAAACCCTTATCTCCAGTTAAGCCAGCAATAAAGGCATTTAGAGTTGGAATGCCTGTGGTATTTAAGAAACCAATAAACTTCTCAACCTGTGGTAATAAAGCAACTCCAAGACTTTCCTTTGCTTCATCAAATCCAACTTTTAAGCGATCAATCTTTCCTTGAAATGTTTCGGCATTTGCGCTAGCTGCTCCACCATAAAGATCTGAAAGTTTTTGTTGTATATCAGTAAATGACATAGTTTTAAGTTCAGCTTGTGAAAGACCAATACCCAATCGAGCCAATGCGGTTTCTTGTCCATCATGAGCCTTGCCTAATGCGTTTGCAACAGTTTCTAAATCTTTACCAGATCCTTTGCTCACATCTAAAGCCAAAGCAAGGAGTTTTTGTGCCTCAGTAGTTGATTTTGTCGAAACCGCCAACCTTTGCATTGCTGGTCTAAGTTGATCGTCAGACACGCCAGTTGCAAGAGAAGTTTTAAGAATGTAATCCTCGGTAGATTTTATTTGCTCGTTAGTTGCTCCAGTTGCTTCTCTCAAAGCACTAGCCAATCTTAATTGTGCTTGCTCATCTTCTATTGCAGCCTTGACCCCATCAATGGCTAATTTAGTGCCATAGGCAACGGCAGCAGCAGCAGCAACCGCAAATGCAGCAGCAGCCTTTTTGCCAAATTCTGAAATCTTACTTGCGTTTCCTTCAACGGCTTTATCAGCTTCGCCTAACTTCTTTTTTAGATCATCAACATCAGCAAGGATTGATAACTTAAGCGTTCTATTACCGGTAGCCATTAGACCCATTCCTTAATAATGCGATCAAAACTTGCTTCCCATTTGCTAATCAATTCAGGCTGAATTCTGCGAAGGGTCGGATAGATAAACCATCCACGACTACCTCTGCCTTGCCGTCCTGAATATGTAGGGAACTGCTTGAACTTATTTGAACCAAACTCAACACCACCCCATAGGGTTTGCGTAGTAGCACCACCTGAAAACTTTTGTCTTGCGAAGCCATAACGGAACTCACCGATTTTACTTGATTTAGAGATGCTAACGCCGTCTGCGATTCTCTCCGCAACTTTGCCAGCCTTTGTTCTAGTCCTAGCTGCCTGTTTAATTTCCTCTGATGCAAAATACGCCAAAGCAGCAGATTGAGTTCTTGCTTCCTCTGTTGCTTGGTCATCCATAAGTTTGAACGCTTTGTAAATATCACGCAGATCGTTTTTATTGTATGCGATAGTTTCATTTGCCACTTCTCGCCTCCAATACTTCGATCGCTGTTAATATGTCATCCGCATCAACCCATTCACTCATTGGAATATGAGTTGCAATTGCCAACTCAACCAACAATCTGTTTAGGCTTCCTGCTTTGTGGCTTTTGGGTCTGCATCACCGACAATGACATCGGCTACTGTTTCCATCCAAATATCCATTGGTTTGATTGGCTTGCTTCCGGCAACTTCACGCTTATGAGCATGATAAGCCAAAAACATAAGATCCCAAATACCCAGCTTCTCGGATGCTTGTCCAATGACATTTCCTGTCTGCTTTTCCCATTTCGCCCACTCAGGCGGTTGGGCAATATAAGTTGCTTGCTCGCCTGAGCTGTATTCAATTGTGATTGGTAGTTTCATTTTGCTCCCGTTGTTAGATTTTAACTAAATGTTTCTACTACTGCGCCCTTTGATACTGTGAAAGTAAAGGAAACAGTTTGTGCATCAATTCCTGATCCACCAGCAGTTGGAAACTCTGGCTTTACTGGGAACACAAATTGCGCTCCTGATGCAGCTGTAAGTGTCATGCTAATATCTGTATCTGGTGCAGTTTCAGCAGCAGCCCATAGAGCCTCGCAAACTGAGTTTGCCTTGCCCCAATCAGCCAACATATCCAATTGGAATGTTCCTGAAATGTTTGTGGTCTTGTAAGCCTCACCTTCAAGTGTCTGATATACCTGACGATCATTTACTTTTGTTAATACTGCATTTGTCGCCTGTGCTTGAATATCTGTTCCACCTGTGAAAGATAAACCAACATCACGACCGGTAATTACGACTGTTGCCATGATTTCTCCTTATATTGTTTGCGTGTAGTAGGTAGATACTCGAACATCTGCGATGAGCAGCGTTGATGCACCAACTTGAGTGACTGTCGGTCTTTCAACCGAGCTGACAATGTATCCAACTGGAATTACTGCCAGAACACTTATAATCAATTGCTCGATATTGTCGAGCGATGCAGGATTGCTGTTGTATGCAACTGCAACTGTAATCGTCATATTAATTTTAGCCCGAATGTTTGTTTTGCTAATTGTTTCAAATTCCAAATATGGTGAATCGGGAACACAAACCACAGCTGGAGGAATTACTGTTTCTGGAACAAATGAATAAACATTTCCTGCAACGCTAGATAAAGCAGTTGCTAAAGGCGTGCGAATTTGTTGGAGAATTGTTTCGTTAGGCATTTATTGACACATGCTTTCAGGATCAATATATGATCCCAACAAACCAACGCACTTATTGAAAAGTGATCGACCCATTCGAAAAGGTGTTGCTGTAAAATCTACTCCTTCGATTTGTCCTCCGCCGGCAAGTCTGGCTTGGAAAACTTCGACTGAAACTGTATAGACGGCTGATTGAACAGCTGCATTTCCAACATAAGTTGATCCGCCAGAAAGGGCAGCAACTCCGGATGGGATGACATTAGCCTCAAGTATGTCGGCATTAGTGATCGATTGCGAAAAGGTATATTGTCCAAGATTATCTGCCAACACAACTCTTGTTCCGTTGTAAGGTGTTCCGCATCCTGTGATGACAACTGATTGTCCTTCGGTAAATTCATGAATTCCTAGTGTTGTAAATGTAGCAACATTGTCTGACAATGAAGTCGCTTGAATTGGACTTTTGAAAGTTGCAAGCATTGGCAGAATAACTGTTTCTGCTGTGTCAATAATTTGGTTTAAGTAAGTATCATCATATAAAGCAGACGACACGCCAAGCACGCTTCTCAGCTGTGAGGCTGT